GGGGTATTAAACAAAGCCATATTTTGGATGAACTTTGGACAATCGTTTGCGTTTCCCATTAAAAATTCCATTGCAGTTGTCGTGAATGCGGTTGCACTAACTTGTTTAACTCCATTTACAAACACATCCGCAGTACTGCCGTTCCATTTGATTGCAAATTTCACGGTATCGGTTGTTGTTATATACAATGTTGATTCGGTTGTTGCAATGCTTTTGACTATTGCTATTCTTGCACCACCGCCAAATGTTCTAAATCTAAACGAATTGGTGGCGTTCGTATCATCCCCAATAAATATGCCCGTATTCCCCGCATCCCTCGTATAAACGATATTATTCCTCAACTCCACAAACCAAGTACCCCCACTCGCTGAAATCAAACCATTGGTGTAGATGTTGTTTCGGCTGAAACTATCTGCCACACGGGTGGCGGTTGCTGATGTAGTTGGTATGTAGGTGGTGGGGTATGCGCCCGCTTCAAACTGAGCCCCCCAAATATACAATCCTTTTGTGCCATCGCCTGTATAGGAACGCCCATTGTTTGCGTTTGCCAATGAGATGATAAACTGCATACTCAATGCGCTTGTGCAAGTTATTTGACAACGATAAAAACCATTAGATGCTTGTTGTATACTTGCACTTACTCCCGAATCAATAGTACCTATTGTTCCGCTTGATACATTGAAATATGCGCCTCTATCGGTTACTCCATCAAATGTGTGCAAATAAATCCAATCTCTTCCGTTTGGCTTGGCATAAATACTTTCAGTAATTGTTCCACTCCCTAAAGATAATTGCCTCAAATAATGTAACCCAGCAGATGTATTTTCAATTAAACTATCCGCAGTTGTTGTCCCATCGGGAGCGGTTGTTGTGTTTGCTGTAACGCTTGTTGCAGACACTGACCAACTCGCATTGTCAAATTCTTGACTTCTCAACGCCAAATTCGTCCTCTGCGGTTCTANNAAAGTTTAATCGGTCGGTTGTTGGTAGGTATGTTTGGGCGGTTGTGCCTTCTACAAGTTGTGCGCCCCAAATACTGAATGTTGTTGCACCCAATGCTAAATTTGAAACGATGAATCCCGCATTGCCAATTATCAAAGTTCCCGAAACGGTTACCCTATACCATCCATCGCCAACGCTTGTGATTGTTGCCGTTCCGTTTGCACCATTACCACCATAACTAACCGAACCAATTGTTCCGTTAATCAAATTTGCAGTAACTGAAATAAAGTTTACACTTACACCATCGGTGTATCTTATTGCTATACTACCAACACCGCTTGTATATTTCAAATAACAACTTGATGTGTAGTATTGTCCCGATACAACTGAAACTATTTGAAGTGCATATGAAAAAGCACCCGCAGTTGAATAGTTTTGTGCGGTGCTTGTTCCGTTTGGTGCGATGACGGTTGAATTAAATGTCAATGTAGATTTGCCCCATACTGCATTTGGAAAATTCTCACTTTGTTGCAACAAATTCCACGGCACTCTCTGCAACACCCCACTCGCATTTGTTCTAAACGCATCTCCCCCACGAGTCCAAGTTAAATCCCCGTTTCCGTTGGTTGGGATTTCAGCGTATAACTTTCCGCCTTTGTAACCCGATGGGATGAGCAACAAAGATGCTGATTGCAACAAACTACTTACCGCATCAACGCAACTACCCGACTCAACTACGCCTCCATCCGCCACAACTCGTGCGGAGTAAGCGTTGAATATCCCTTGGGCATAATTGGAACGATTGATTCCAACGCCCAAACCTATGCCCATTCTCATCAATAGCCGATTACTGAACCCGATGAAATTACAAAGCCCGTAATTTTAAGTCCGTTTCCTGCGGGTAGATATGCGCCCTGTTTGAACGTAACGCCACTCATACCACGATCGCTCAACACGTTTACTCCATTAACGGAGAAAGATGTGAACACGGTGTCTTCTTGTGGGATTACTGCGTTATAGCTTACGCCTGTTACAGTTCCTGATGCGTGACGCTTAAACGCCCCACCTCCAGCGATGATGTCGGTAGATGTACTCATATTGTGTATATTTTTTCAGTTAAACTTGGAGTATATTCATTCTCGGTGAATGACTTTTGAACTTTTAGAAGACCTGTCTCACACAACACTCCTCCGCTTGTAGAGACACTGTATTCGTGTTCTCCTTCCAGTAAGGTTGCAGTTGTGCCTTCAATGAACTGAAATTGATTGTAACGCTCCGTGTGAGCTGATACATCAGTCAATGTTCTTGTGACTACGGTCTCGGTTTGGCGATGGGTGAAAGTAAATACATAGGATGCAGCAGATGCTTTCTCCGTCAAGGTAAGATACCAATACTTTGTTTGTCCTTTGTTAATCACCAACATCTTATCAAAATAGCGATGAACTTTTTATGTAACAAAAAAGGGAGAGCAACTGCCCTCCCCCTTTGCCTATGAAAACAAGAATCAATTAGATACCCAAAGCGGTAACAACTGAACTTTGCAATTTGTAGGGTGCTTCTGCCTCAATAGCAGACAAAGTAACTTCATAACCGTTGGAGTCACCCATCGCAGTTCCGGTGTTTGCAACCATAGCAGTCACATCACACCCGTACTCGTTACCAACCAAGAAGTATTCATCGTTATTATTTTTAACGATGCAATAGCAACGACCTTGAGCGAGGAGCTTCATTTCGTTTCTTTTGGTGGTTGACAATCTGCGAAGTTTGAAAGCAACATCAGTTTGAGTGAATGTTGTTCCGTTCTCAACTGATACGTTGGTAGTGGCGGTCATTGATCCAGTTGCTTTTGGCAACTCGTATGTGAATACACTTCCACTTGCAACGGTTGTGGCAGTTACCTCACCACTCGCAGCAGTAAATTTTGAAGCAGTCCAACTAATCAGGTGGATGCTCTTAATACCCCCAACCGCATCCTTGCAGTCAAGAGTGAATCCTTGAGTGAGTAAACAAGCCATCAGTTAAAAGATTAAAGGGTGAAGTATACGATTTCTCCGGGGAAGGCAACCTGAACACCAGCCTTGAAAGTGAAACGAACACGAACCTCATCGTTGTCCTGTGAGTACCACATTTTCACTTCTTCGCTCTCATCAATCAAGTCAGTTCCCATAAAGAAGTTTGACAATGAACCAGCAACCAATTTGTTAGTTCCATTCAAACCACCAACGGCAATCAACTTCATATTAGTTCCGGGGTAAACCATCTCCAAAGTTTGAGCGGCATCAACGGCATAGTGGAACAAGTTGGCGTTCTTCAAGTTAATCAACATCAACTTGAAAGTATCAATTCCGCAGAAACAAACCAAGTCATCCTTTTGTGCAACTGCAGCTGGAATGTTGGCGTAGATTTGGTCAATGATGTCATCAACGTTGGTGTTGGTGATTGAAGTGAAAGTGGTTGGAGCAGCATTACCCAATACAGGTGAAGCAGCAGCAATGATTTTCACGAAACCATCAAAGCGGTTCAAGTTAGGGTTACCTGAAGCGGTGTCACCTTGCCACAAAGCAGTCTCCAAAGTTTGTGCAATTACGGCAGCTTTTTCAGCACCGATTTGCTCTTCAAAGGGAACCATTGTGGGTGAGCCGGGCATAATTTGAGTTTGCATCCACTTTGCTTCCAAAGTCTTTGGACACAAGGTCTCTTCAACTTTTACTGCACCAACGGTGATGTTACGTTGAGTGAAGGCAGTTGTACCTGATGGGTTGTAACCACAACCGTCTGCTTGGAAGAAAACAGTTGAAGCAAGGATGTTCAAAGCAGCAGCAGACTTGATGCCCACTTGAACTTGGTTAGACGACTGCAACAAACCAGCGGTTTTGTTACCGAAAAGGGCTTTCACCAACAAGTCAGTTGATTGCTCGTTGGTGTAGTTAGCGAGTGAACTTACGTTAAATGCCATAGTTTTATTTATTTATAGATTGTTTGATTCTTTTTAATGCCTCAAAGCGATCGTTCTTCTTTGTAGACACAGGAGTTTTTGTGGGTTCTTCAGCTGGCAAGTCAGCAACTTTCTCAATCAAGTCAATTGCTTTGCTCATAGCTTCTTTGTGCTTGGAGTTGATTTCAGTCAAGGCAGAAACTTTCTCGCTCAATTCAGCGATTGCAGATTCCAACTGACTTACTACATCGTTAAAATGAGAAACGGTTGCAAACTCTTCTGCTTCAATTTCAATTTCAACTTCGGGTTCAACGATTTCAGTTACAAAACCTCCAACAGTTGTCACCAACATTCCACCTTCAACTTCGTGAGTTGCATCAGGGGCAGGGATGTTGCCTTCAGCGGTTTGAACGAAAACGGCAGTACCTACCGCCAATTCGCCTTCCCATTCAATGATTGTGCCATCAGTCAAGGTGGCAGTTGCCATCTCAACTTTGACCTCTTCAGTTTCATCGGAGAATCCCAACATTGTGCGGATTTCCTTTAGTGTTTCTTTTGCGTTCATCGTATTAAATTAGATTAGGGTTTCAAGTGTTGCAATTTTATTTGCCATTCCAACGGCTGATGATGTCACGCAAAGCCTCAAGCATTTGCTCATCTTTGTCTTCAGGAAAGTCAAAAACTCCCTCAACGGAGAATCCTTTGAACTCCCCCTCTTTTACTCGTGACCAAACTTCATCATTGTCTATCAGGTAAGATACGAACCACGATCCATCGGCAACCTCCTCAAATCCTTTCGGTGGCATCACGCCTCTTTCACGGTCAATGATGTATGACTCAAACAAACTTACTCCATCCATTATTGGTGTCTTGTGATGTGCGTTGACTGCATCGTATTTGTTTGACCTTGCCCATTTCTTGGCAATTTTGAAGATGCTCTCTTTGTCAAAAACCACATAGTACTCACCACGGATGTCATCTCTGCGGTAGATTGGAAGGTCGGCAATCATCGCTGCTCCTGTAACGATTCTCTTCTCTTCATCCTGAATGGCAAACTTTTGACCTTCAACTTTCAATACCTTCTCACACCAACGGAGCATCTCTTCTCCACCCCATAACAGGTATGAGATAGTTCCACACGCTTCGGGTTCGGTTGGGTTGTAGTATTCTTTTGCTCTGCTTAAGAAAGAGTAAGTCCGTTTGATGGTCTCCATTGATAGGTTCTCTTTGTTAGCAAGTTGGTTTGCTCTTGCTTTTCCCACCAATGTAGCACACTTGTTGTTGACGTCCTCATTGAGTTTCATCCCACGGATTGCGTTCTCGGTCGCTGCTTGTGGGTAGTCATTCAAGAACTCCTCCTCTTCCGAAAAAGCGAGGAAGTCCTTTTGTATTGCTGGAGATTCAACTAAAGAGACAAAATCAATGCCTGTCTCTTCATCAAATTCGTTAATGGTTAACTTGTAAACTGGTAGTTTCATTGTCTTAAAATAGCGTTATTTTACAACGGACACTCTTTTGGTGTTTCCGACTCTTGCTTGTGTGCGTGATATGTCTCCTTCAGTTACAAACACTCTTTGCTCAAATCCGCTCACTTGTGGCAATGTTGAACTCACGGAAGGTGCAGACATTTGTGGGAATCCGCCTCCACTCATTTGTGATGGAGATGGTGCAGATGTAGTTTGAAATTGTGTCTTTTTAATTTTTGCTAATTGTGCCACACCGAACAACGCTGCTGCGGTTGCCTGAACAAATGGATATGCCGGGAATGCTGCGGTGATTGGTGAATCTTGTGCAGTTGTGAAAGCGTTTTGTGTTCCTTCAATTGTTGACAATATAGTTGAAGCATATCTCATCGCCTTTCCAATTTCAAATGCTCTCCGTTGCGATTCTTCATCTCTTCCAGCAAAGGCATCAGCCAACTCGGAAATCGTATTAAAATATCCGATTGTTGATTTGATTAATTCCTCCTGATTTGCTTGTACAAATAGTCTTAACTTTTCGGAATCGGTGTATTGTTTTCGGTATAGCCCCTCTTGTAGTTTGATAGAAGTATCAACGCTTAATTTTATTTGTGCCTCTTGTTGCGTTAAACCTTTTTTACGGATTTCATATGCTGCATCAATAACCTCTTGCATATGTTTGCGTTCATCATCTAATCGCTTTTGTTGTGCATCTTTTCTTGCTTTTGCCTGTTCCTTATTGAATTTATCTTCTTCAATTTTGAGAATTTCCAAAGCGTTCTTGGTATCAAGAATAATCTTGCCCCACTCTTTCTCCGTATTCTTTCCGTAGTTTGCCCGTGCTTGTGCAAGGTCATTCTCTAACTTTTGACGTTGCTTGTTAAACACACCAACTTGATCCCCTCTTGCTTGAAGTAATGCAATTTCTCGGTCAAGTTGTTGATTGTTTTTCTCCGTTGTCTTGTTGAGTTTGTCCAATGCTCTCTCCGCTGCTGAAGTAATTCCAACAAAATCGGTGAATTGTTGAACAAGGTTACCAATGAAATTGGCGATTGTCTTGAGTCCGGGAATCAATCCTAAAATTGCATTTTTTATCTTGTCAAAATTTGCAATAATAATTGGTAAAATAACAAGAAGACCACCGAAAGCGAGTGAAGTCATAGCACCCAAATTCTTGAATGCAGAAACAACATTAGTTTTGATGTTCTTTGCTATCGCTCCAAATTGTTGTTGAATCTTTCCGAGTCCTTCTAGTCCTTCAGCCAAAGCCATTGCACCTTGTAACTTGACCATTGTCTTCTGCAAGTCCTCACTCTCATTGCCAAAGAGAGCCATTGCTCCTTGTGCTGCTTGAAATCCACGAGCAACGCCTTGAACAACCGTGTTGATTTGAGCAAACTTGTCGGGGTTTACTGCTGCAACTCGGTCATTGAAGTCATCCATTCGGTCACGAGCTTCTGCGAGTGCTTGTTCTGCCTTGATAGCTTCAGGTGAAAACTCACCGAACTCCATCACCGCTTGTTGTGCTTGGATAGTTAATTCTTTAATCTCTGCCTTCATTGATTTGAAGTCAGGCTTTTTGACCGTCAGGTCTATCGCTGCCGTTAGTGCCATATTATTTTTCCCCCATTAAAAAGTAATTAACTCCGTCAGTCACAATCTCGTGTGCTGCCCATTGGTTTGTCATTGTGTGTGTATCTCCTCCATCTATCTTTGCAGTTCCAACCGTGTCAATTGTCACCTGTTGTCCAGCAGTAATCTTTTTGACTGCAAAGTATTTCCCACTCAATCCTGATGGATCGGGCAAAGTCAAAGTGATTTGTCCAGCGGTTGTGTCCAATAGAAACAAATAGTCATCTTTAGTTGCCGTGTAATTGGTTGTAATTGTCTTGACATTTCCACCACTCAAGAAGGACGGATACATCTCATAATTTCCAATGTAGAGTGTGTCGGATTTATTGACTTCAAAGTCCTCACAAATCAATGCAACGCTTCCACTTGTGTTTGTGCCGAAGACAACGTCCTTTAACCCAAGTCCTGAATTGTCGGTGTTGGTTGGAGATTGTACAATCCCTGTACCTACAAAAACACCGTTGCCCGTTTGCTCACTTGTGCCAACACTTATTCCTCTAATTCCCGGTTTGATTGGATTGCTTCCGCTTGGGTAAATGTCTCCATATGTTTCCTCACTTTGTCCTCCTCCTGTGCCACTTCCAATTGTCTTGTTGGTTATTACTGCTGGTTCAATGAATTGCTGAAGCAAGAACTCGCACAAATAAACACCATCCTCTACAGGGTTGTAATCGCTGATTTGATTTAGTCTCCAATACTGCCCCTCAAAGAAATAAGAGTCAGAGAATCTCAAGTTCAAGTAATCCTTTGGAGTTATTCGGAAATAAGCTCGGAGAATTTTGGAGTTCTTATTGGTGATTTCACTCAAGAACCTATAATAGAAGTTAGTGACAAGGTTTGAGTTTCCGTACCTATAACCAGCACCTACACCCAATTCTTTAGGCATACCAAAAAGGATGTCAAAGGTTGGGTTGCTTAATGAGTCATAGTGAATAGTAAGAGGCAAACTCGTTCTTGTTGAGTATGCAGTTGGACTTGCGTACAACTTCCAACTCACTCCAGTCTGCAAACCTCCATAATAGAAAATCCGAAGGTCACCATCCTTCTCCGCTTCCACATAAGACAAGACAAAGTTTCGTTGACGGTTATCGTAATTCTTGATTTGTGTTGGCGTGAAGATGATATCTATCTTTTTCTCATTCTTTATGAATTGGTTGTCTACCTGATAAGTTCGTGATCCGTAGGTTGACTGATAGAGTTCTTGATATTCTTTGTTTGATGTATCTGCTCCTTGCTTGTAACTGAATACATAAGGATTGGCTTCAAGTTCGCCCATTGGAACAATCTCTACAGGTTGAGAATAGTCCAATTTAGCACTCCAATCAACATTCTCTCCATTGTAGAATTGGTCACGAGGAACACAACGCAACATCTTTGGATTGTCCTTGTCGGGTTCAATGTACAAATTGAACATCTTCACAAAGGACATCATCAAATCACTTTGTTTTTGCTCCGAGTTTAGGAATGTTCCGAAATCAATTGTGTCACCATATCCGAAAGATGTGGCGTTTTGGTCATTCCAAAAAGCGGATCCTGTCAGCAGTCCTAATTGAAATTGTGCATTGCCCAAATAGTTTCCACTTCCTCCATCATAGAATCCCTTGAATCTCAATGTCACCAAATCACCAGCATTGCAGATGACATTTGGGAAGGTGATGTATGATGTGTAGTTTATGATTGCGTTGAAGTCACCGACATTCTCCCAAGATACATCAACTAATTTACCATTGACATAAATACCAATCTCCATTGTGACATTTGTATAAACACCTAAAGGAATTGGTGTAATCAAAAACGACAAGTCCGCATTGAACACGTAGTTTCCTGATACAGGAACTGTGTAAACACCGGTAGTATTATTGTAATCACCGCCATTGTCAAAGTTGCTACCAGTTGAATCATCTTGGAAAATCATTGTACTTCCAATCTGCAAGGTTTGTGCAGTTGTGATTCTTGACGCTTGGAATTGTCTTCCTGATATGGTAGTGGCAGCCAATGACAATCCATTTGGTGGTGAGAGTATCAACCGCTTGAATCGGTCATCATTGAAATATGAATCGTTTGTGTAGGTATAGGCAGCGTTCTCAAATATCTTGTCAACGATGGTCTTCGCATACAAACAGGGAGTCATACCGATGACGGCAAAATCCGTAATGTTCCGAGTGTTTGAATACCCTCGGTCAATCATTGCGTACATATAACCCTCTCCGTATGAGAAAGGTTGTGGCGTTCCGTTCTTTATGATTTGGTTTGACCACGAATCCACCACGACTCCGCTTGACAAAGTATGGTTGTACTCGCTGAAATCTAATTGGTTGAGTTTACGCTCTGCAATGGTCGTGAAGAAATCCGCTGATTGTCCGTGACAAGTTACCTGATAGGTGATGTGTGTTAAGTCATCAACCTTGATGGATAGTAATCTCAAGAATCCTCTCAACTGCTCAACTCCGTCTGCATAGATGATGCAATCCGCTTTGATGTTTGGGTTGAACGATGTGCCATAGACGGTCTGCTCTACCTCAAACAGGTGAGAGAATATCTTGTTGTTGTTAGCAGTTCCGGGAATCTCAATTGTTTTTGACCACTCCGACTCTCGTGATTCAGGTTCACGGATGTCTGCGATGGATCGTGTGATGAATATGTTGGGGTTTTGGAGAATGTCCAAAGGTTGCCCATCAACGAGAATTTCTATCATTGGCGTTGTCTCTTGGATTCAAAGGAGTATGACATATCCAGCTCAATAAAGAAAGCATTGTCTTGAACGTGTTTCTTCACCTCATAGGTATTCGTGTCTATGTTTACGGCAACCAATGTACCATCATAAGCATACACAACAGGTGACGTTAACAAGTCCAGCAACCATTGACTCTCGGCTTCAGTTATCCAATTGCTGAACAACTTGACCTTGTGAGTCATATTGGTGTCGTATGTCTTTTGTTTGAATGCAGATGTAGTGTATCCGTACGATGCACCCAATGTGTAAGGATTGGATTTGAATTGCTTTCGTTGGATGTCGTATGTGTCTCTCCGAACCTTGTTGAATCGGAATGAGTCAAATCCTCCCAATGAGTTTAGGAAGAACAAATCGGTTGTGTCGTATTTGCTACATTCATCAATGATGTTCACCCGGTAGGTTTCCGATAACACCGTACTGCTCAACTTCAACTGGATGTCATAGTATGTTGCACCGCTTGGAATTGACAACTGACTCCCTGATGGAATGCGTACAACCTTTGATGATGGAAGACTCAAGGTTTGAGTGGAAGCATCGGAGTAAGTTATCAACGCAGTTGTTGCGGTGTTACGTATCGCATACAACCAATCCTTTTGAGTGCGGTGAATTGTCTTGCTACGGATAGGAGTCAAAAACAAACCATCGCCATCCATAGTGTACTGACCGTTGTAGTTGACCAAGTCAATCGGATTCAATGAAGCATTCCAAACGCTTCCAGTTGCAGATGTCAAATTGGTGTATTCAACAACGGATCCTGTAGCACTCGCTGAATACTCATAACCAAACTCAACCTTGTAATCCATAATAGAGTTTGTGCATCCACTCGGCAATGTGTCATTGAAATTCCAATCGTTGGAGACATAGTTCTCAAGGATGCGTCCGATGTTGAACACTCCCTTGTTTGTACTACCGTAGTAAATCGGTGCTTTTAACTTGGCGAGAGATGTTGTGTTCTGCTTTACCTCTGCGATGAACTTGAAATTATCCTTTGTGTAGATTCCACCTGATGACTCCGTAATTACAAAGTTAGTATCATTGTACGCTGGTGCGTATTGATTCGGTTGTTGTGTGATTGATAGTGCCACAGTTGAAAATAGCGGTTGACTTTATGCGTCCCAAATCAACCTAAAGGTGTACTTTATTACGGATAGATTCAACTTTAAGGTGTAATATAATACGCCAAAACATATAGTTTTGTCCCTTTTATGGCGAGTTATATCGTAACAAATATACACTACTATTTGTTACAACATCTCATTCAAACAAGCCACAACATAGGCATTAAATCCCTTTGCTGCGGATTGCTCCAATCGTTTCTGCCTCTCTTTTGTCTTACTCTTATAGAAGGAGATGGTATTGAGGAACTCTATCAACGGCATCTTGAGAACAATGTCCCATTTAGTACGATCCCCTTTGACAATTTTGTCAACCAACTCCAACCACGCCAATGGACTTACGCTTCCTGTGTCAGTTGGTTCATCTCCTCCTTCAAATAAATTAGGATAGTTTCCAATAACTTCGGATAGACTGCCGAAAAAAAAACTGCGTAAGAGTAGGCATAGGTAACTGGAAGCGATAGGAATAATTCGCACTTTTCTTGGTAGTTAGCTTGTGCATCCGTCACCTTCTTTGTCCTACCGAAGAAGTCAACCTCATACGATAGCAATGCCATAATCTTGTGAAGCGATTCAATCATATCTCCGTTGAACACTTGTTGCAGTTCAATGAAGTGGTGACCACAAATCTCATTGGTTGTCTTTGCCAATCGGAAGTATCTCCCACGATGTTTGAACATAAATTGCACCGGTTGATTTGGGAGTGTGTTCAAGAACTGCAATTTCTTCAGTTCGGTTGTCAGCTCATCAATGGTCATAGACTCCACCTTGTCCATTGTCCAATCATTAACGATGGCAAGTGTGTTCATTGTCTTCTCTATGTGAGACATATCACGACAAGAGTGAATCTCTTGCAGTTGGTAAATGGTTATTTTATTCCAATTCATATCAAGCAAAGTAAAATGTTCCCGGTCTATTGTGTGACTTGCAATCAACTGCCAAAGCCAATGCCATTACGCAGTCATCGTGAAGTCCTTGTGGTGCGGTGTATTTCACACCTGTTCTTGTGTACTCAAATTCAAAGTTTTCCATCTCTCCTCCTATCGGTTCTTCAGGGAAAAATACCTTGTTCTGCTGAACTGATAACACCAGTCCCTCAATGAGTTGTTGCTTGGATTGTGATGTGAATTTGAACCCCTTGACTCTTTGGCATACTCGTTGGATTTGCTCAACTACAGGATCGCCTACGCCTGTACTATCAATGTACGCTGGAGAGTTTCCAATCAATCGGATGATTTTGTCTTGCGTTTGCCCCCAATCCGCCTGAAATCTTTCAACGTATGAGCATTGATTGTTAGCATCCAATCCCACGATGACGGTGTAATCCGAGTACTTTGCCAAATCTATCCCCCAAGCGACAACGGTTGAGTTGCTCAATGGTCTATAACAAGAGCGGATTGCATCTATTCCAAAAGGGTTTGTCTTATCATCCGCTGGTTCTGCGAGATACAACTCATCAAACACGGCTTTTGGAAGGTCTCGCTTGGCTTGTTCAATCTCTTCCATCTTAAGGATTCCAGCTTTGGCTGCATCGTATGCCGTAATCTTGAAATAGCGATAGTCTTTCTCCCCTTGTCTTGCTCTCTCCCCTAACTTATAGAACCAGTTCTTTTTCCCTTTGACGTTCCCAATCAGTTTACACTTGCCTTGAGTAGCGGTTAGGGTTGAACGCATCGCATACCAAGACTCCTCTCTCATACGAGATGCCTCATCAATAACGGCAGCATACACATCATCACCGTAAAGGTTATCAGGTTTCTCTCCCGATTTGAATTCTATTCGGGATCCTGTGGGAAGTGTGAGCAGTAACTTGGTTTCGTTGCTTTGGAAGAAGTTGTGGTCATTGACTTGTGTCTTCATCCTTCGGAATGCAATCTCCGCTTGTTGGTATACAGGAGCAACCCACCAAACCGATTGTCCCTCCTTGCATTTCAACGCTTGTTCAAATAGCCAAATGATATGAGATGCAGTCTTTCCGGTCTTGGTTGATGCTGCCGTAATAGTGAAACGCTCCTCGCAATCAAGGATGTCCTTTTGGTAATCGGTGAGATATGGTCGTTGATAGGTTATTTGCATAACTTCTCATAAACGGCTAACCGAGTAAGGTTGTGCAGTTCAAGGTTGTGATATGTGTTGCAGTACTCAAAATTACTTCTGCCCATTGACTCACGGACTGAAGCTCCAGCATCAATCAACTTTTGAATGGATGCTTTCCAATTGTTTTGGGTTGCAAATATCACCCCATCATTTGATGTATGGTATACATACGGATAAACTGCAGAGCAGATGATGGGCAGCGAATAAGCAGCAGCCTCAACGATTTTCAACTCACTCTTGCATTGATTGAAGTGGTTGTCCTGAAGCGGTGCAATTACAAAGTCAAAGTGTTTGTAAACCTCGCCATATTCAAAAGCGGAAGTACCTTGAACAATCTTTGCTTTGGGAACGAGTTTGACAATCTTATCCCACACTTCCGATGGCGTGTATCCGCACAGGTAGAATTCTACATCCATATCATTAAGGTCATCGGCAACCAATTTCAAATCTTCCTCGTGAGTAAGCCCACCAACCCATCCAATTTTGACGGTGTCATTCTTCTCCTTTGGTTGACTCCATTGGTTGTGAGTCAAGTCCAAGCAGTTTGGAACAACGTGGACATTCTCATTGATTAACCGAATCTCTTTAGCCAACATTGGAGTTGTGGTGATGACTGCATCAGCGTAATGGATTGCATCTTTGATGGCGTTTTTGATTCCTTTCCTGTATGCCCAATAGGCTGGATTGTACTTTGGTAGTACCCAATAGTCATCAACATCTATCACATAAGGCTTCCCGGCATCTGCAATTCGCTTCAAAACATCATAGTGATACTTTCCCAACCACCGAGAGAATACGATTACGTCATAAGGCTTGAAATCGATTGTCATCCACTCCTCTTGAGATTGACAAACATCAATGTTCGCCTCTCCATTTATTTGCATACGCAGATGCGGTGAATAAATGCGGTGATAAACAACGCCATTCATCCCATCCGTCAAAAGTAAAATGTTCATAGGTTTTTTATTTCTTCTTTAACTTTCCCCCAATAAGTTGAGAGATAAGAGTCTTTATACACCAATCGTATAGTTAAGATTTCATCAACCGAAATCAATGCACAAGCAACCGCTTCGTTTCTCATCTGCAATCCAACCCCGTCAAACTTGTTCACGAGTTCCTGTGCTTTCTCTTTTGGTGTCATTCGTTTGGTAGTATTGGGATGGGCATCCAGTAAGCAACCTCAATCCATCGGTTTGTGTATTCATCAATCCACATCTCATCCAAGAATCGTGCGAGTGTTATCTCTCCTTTTTGAGTGTAAACCAATTTGATATCATCATCACTTGGTGGGAATACGTCCTCACCTCTCCACGTCTTCTTCATTAGAATTTGGGTTTTGGGACTGACAAAGAGTGAGTTGCTTTTGATTTCTCGTGAGGTGCTTTCATACGGTTGCAGTTGATTCTAACATCACCATATTGATTAACTACGAGTTCGCCTCGCTCAATTGCATCATTGAGCTTTTGTACATTGATTGATAGGTTGAGTCCATACTCATTCTCCCATCCGTTACCGAGATAAGTTGTCATTGTCTAAATTCAAAGTTATAGTAAAATTCTTGCTTTCAATAGTTTGGTCAATTGTTTCTTTTGGTTTGCCTTGCGATCGTGTGAGCAACATCTCCAAGTTGAACAAAGAGTTCTTGTCGTGTCCCTTTAGCAATGCTCCAGCGATTGTGCGTTCCATTATGGTGTACTCTTCCCCTCTGTCTATCTTCTCAAGTTCTTTGCGAGATAGCGACATCATAGCCAACATTGTATCTTCAACCTGACTTTTGGTGTAGCCAATCTCTTTCATTTGCGTGATGAGTTTAGCCGGTCTGCCTTGCAGATTTCTTCTTTCATCAACACCTTTCTTGAATGGTTTTAAGTTTTCTTCGTTTGGCATAGTTATCACAGTTGGTTCACAGTTTCAGTTTCTCTGCGTGTTTGTCTTTCAGGAATTGTTTGAATTGCTTTTGATCCCCAAACTTTGTATGACAGGCTCTGCATAATGCTTGGAGATTTTCTATGTTGTCAGCCTCTTTGCTTCCTCCCATTCCTCTCGCTTCTATGTGATGGATATCAACCGCAGTTGTTCCACACACCTCGCAAGGGATGAAATCGCTGATGTCATATCCAAAGTGTTTGAGATAAATCATTGTGTGCTTTCTCATCGTTTGAATAGTAATGACCAGCTTGTTGGAAGGGATAACTTTCGGTCAAGTTGGAATCCGCATTTCTCAAATAGTGCAACCCATTCTTCCTCACTTTTGATATTGATGTGTCCCCACGCCTCATCAAAGTCAGTCTTGTATGGTGTACTAGAGAAATGAAAATACTTGCATTTGATGTTTGTTAGGAACGGAATCAATTTGTCATCTTCAATATGCTCCATTACTTCAATAGAAGCTACCAAATCAAATGTCTTCCACTTGGTGGTGGTAAAGTCATTGATGAACACTTGAAGCGTTGTATTGTCGTTTCTTGTGATTTTGCGTGTGACGTACTCACCGTGAATCTTTGACAAGTCTACGTAGGTACATTCAACATTGTGTTCCAACATTGCTTGTGTGTATGCTCCAACTCCGCCTCCGCAGTCAAGGAATGTCTTTGCTCCGGTTATCTGCATTATCTCCTTTGCGGTTGACCTGAATAGTTCCGTGTAGGTTAAGTTGTCCAAATCAACTCCGATGCTCAACTCGTGATTGAAGCATTGCTCATCCGTCATTGTTCCGTTGAATGCGTTCATCTCATTTCCAAATTGTCTTCTCTTAATATGCGGTGTAGTTCTTCTCTTGCCTCTGCGAATGCGTGGATAGATTCCTCGTGTGCGTCATCACTTGCGTACTTTACCTTTGTTCTTAAGTATTGGTCGAGTTGCCACATAGCGTGAGACCACTTCCAACCATTTGAAGCGTCTTCAAACTGCTCTTGTTCTTCGGGGAGATTGAACTCAAGAATTGCCTTCATTGTTACCTCCTAAAATGTAATCAAATATTTCATCCAAATTATGAATGTTTTGTGTTTGATGGTCTCCATATCCAAGCCAATATGTATCTTCAATCTCTTGCTTGTGCATTGCTTTGGCTTGTTCAAGTATTTCCAACTTTTTTTCTCCTTGAATATTTTTCCAATCTAAATTACACACTTGTTCAAACAACCACTCTATGCTACTTTGTTTATTGTTGCTCATTGTTTGCGTCTCCTTCTTGGTTTCTGCTCATCGTCTGCCAATTGAGCTTTGGTCAGTTCCTCTTGCTTTTGTGTTGCCCATATTAAAAGCGAGTGTAATGCTTCGGTTACACAGGTAGAGCAACTCGGTAAGTTTCTGCCAAACACCTCACGATGAACATTGTTTAGGATTGCTGCTTGTTCACCTGTTGGTTGAAATACTTGTGTCTGCTTCCATTGGTCATACAACGGCTGGAGCGATAGGATAAATTCTATGTTAGTCATATTTTGGTCTCTAAAAGTGCAACGATGACGGTTGAGATGGATGCGTACAAGATACCCACAAGTCCATATTGGTGTACAAAATAAGCAACACCCATCCACCAAGATAAGCAAAAAGCACAATCAAATGGTTTCATTCTCTTCCATTTGGAAAAGTCACTCCCATACTTCCACCGCTTTAAGATATCCGCTGGTTTTCCAAAGTTGACAATGATGATGCTTAAACAAGCAATTCCAATTATTTCTGTGTACATCGTTCTTTCATTAATTTGATTACTCGCAACACCTCTCGGACGGATATGTCGGTCTTCCTGTGGATCGCTCTCGCTGACATTCCTGAACACCACAACTTGAACAACTCCCTCTCATAAAAATATGCTGATTCAGTTACTTCGTTTATTTTATTGATTCTTTCAAGCTCAATTGTTTCTTCTTCTTCTCTTTCAAGAAATAGGTTCGGTTCTTCAGGCAAGTCCAGCTCATAGACATCGTAGTTGTCATATATGCGAGAGTTACCAAAGGGATGCCGGTTGCCGTTGATAGCCAAAAACAAGAGACGGATTGACCAAAATTGGATGTATCCGTCTCGGTATATTTTTTCAATTTGCTCATCAGGTTTCTCCAGTACAGTCAAAAAGTAAAATTGATACAACTCCCTCGCCAATTCTTTATCTTTGGCTATATTCCTTGTTGCTTGGGTGAGCCAATCAGCTTTGGATAGTTCCAATATGATGTCGGCTTTTTTCAAAATTTACTTTCAATAGTACAAATATAACCATCTTTTTCGTATTTTTTCTTGCATCTCAATAATTCAGTCTCCGTTTTGTAAATTGAGATGCTCTGCGTCAATCCTTTCTTGCAAGTAATTACCCAATAGGGCAAATGCTTTTTGATAATTGTTGGTTGTGATTCGGTCATAGTTTATCAAATCGGTGTAAATGTTGACGGCATTTATGATGGTTGAATGGTCACGGTGTACAATGTTACCAATTCCAGCAAATGTCATCTGCAGATGCTTTCTACATAAATAGCAAAACAAGTGCCTTGCATAGACAATGTGTTGCTTCCGGTTTTGTGAGACAACTTGGTCAGGTGTAACGTCATAGACTTGACAAGCAATCCTCATTGCATCCGTCCAGTCAGCTTCTATGTTGTTAATATCGCATCTTGGTCGTAGAATTTCTTGTTTTAATCTCTTTACTTCCTCGTTGTGGGATGTGTGCATTGATGCAATCATTAAACGCAATCTGCGAATCTCTTGCTTTAGGTTGTGTTCTCGTTGATAAAAGTTAGTCATTTCCTTGATTTAGTTTAATGAATCCTGAATCTTGCGTGGATCCTGTCGCTTTGATGAAATCAATCTCAATCTTTGCAGAGTTGATGATTGTTTGTGATACTTCGCTCATTGCTTTTGCGGTTTCAATGTCAATGTCACCGTCTTTCAGTCTTTCCAATGCTTCAAAGAGATGGTCTCTCAAGTCATTTATTTTGTTTCTTGCCATTGTTTATGAATCTTACTATTTGCTTTTTAATGTTAATTACTTCTTGCAGTTCTTTGGGTAGTTTACAGGTGTGATTTTTAAGCATATGATGTTGCCAATCTATCAGTTCAAGGTTGTTGATATCAATGTTGTTGGTGTTGCCATCCTTAAATGTTACATATTTCTTGGGTGGAACTGCTCCATAATGTTGCTCCCAAATCACTCGGTGAAGCGGTCTATAACCTGACTCCGTTTTAATAGTCACATACTTCTTGCTTTTTGATAGATGTCCGATCGGTTTGAAATTATGAGGGACTTGTCCTTTCTTGAATTGAGTTTGAATGCCGTTCTTCATCACTCCTTTAGTTCCTTTGTTCCAAGCAGTTTGTCCTTTTACAAACCTGTTTGCCGTGTTCTGCGATAGTTTTTTCCGATAGGCGGTAATGTATTCCTCGCTTTTCTTTAGTCTATACTTTACCGCTATATGGCGAACTTGATTCAACGTCAATCCCAAGCGTTCAGCAATGTCCTTGTTGCTGATATTTGGATAGATTTCAATGATTGTCGTGTGTGAATTCATCTTGTATCTCTTGTAAAATTTGAAAAAGTTGTAGAGCGATTTGAGGAACTATGGCGTTTCCGTATCCTTTGATTGATTCTGCTCTCCACTTTGAAAAGGTAATTCCGTCCAATTCGGTGGGAAGCCCATCATCTCCGCCACAAATCGGGGATTGAGTTGGGAAGTTTTCCCAATTTGTTGACTGACAAAATGTTTCAAATCCGTTTCCCTCGGATAGTTCTCCGATAGCAATGGTGTTCCGCTGTATTGATCCGATGCCGTTGGTGTCGGTAGCATACCCCTTTGATAGATGAATCCGGTCTGCACTTCCTGTGCAAGTGTCCCCGAATTCCCGAACCTCTGCTCTTTCTTGGTTAGATTCTCCGTGTAAGCATCTGCTGAACAAGGGGTTTTGAGCAATAAACCAGCATCGGTCTCTTCGGTGCGGAGCATTTTTGGCTGCAGCTGGAATAATAAACGGTTGAACTTCGTACCCTTCAGCTTCCAAGTCAAGGCACACTTGCTGGAATACCAATCCGCCATCAATACTCGTGATACCAAAGACATTTTCAGCGATGACAAATGTGGGTTTAATTTCTTGAATTGCTCGTAGCATTTCTCCCCACAGGTAGCGTTCATCATTTGTTCCTTTTCGTTTTCCAGCGAGTGAGAATGGTTGACATAGTTACGGGAAGCCACCGGTGAGGACAATGTCTTCATTTCTCCAGTGGCTTCCAAATCTCCTTGTAAGTTCAGTGTTAATTGTGTCATATGTTAAAGTTGTTACATCTCTATGGTGATAAGCATCAGGAAAGTGGTATTCCAAAACCTTATTAGGGAAATCTTGTATTTCGCAACTCACATAATTTTTCCATCCCATCCATTGTGCTGCTAAATCAAATCCTCCCAAGCCACTGAATAAACTAAAATGAATCATTTTTTGTATATTGATTGTGACCTGTTGAATATTTCTTGGCGTGATCCCTATGAGAAATCAATTCAAGATTTTCTATTCGGTTGTCTGCCTTATTACGATTGATATGGTGTATGTCGTAATTTTGTGGGATTTCACCATTGACTTTTTGCCAAACATATCTATGCATTAATTCTCTATCGCCTGTTGTTTTTTCATAGTAGCCGTGATTCCTTAATGAGAATTTGTGACCGTCATAGAACTGATATGGTTGAAAGTTTGGACTTCTCAATTGATATCCTCTGCGTTTGAATGCCTTGTATAAGCATTGCCTTGTGACACCAATTTCTTTTCCAACTTGTTCCAACGACATACCATCCAAATACATTTGATATGCGTTTGAGTATTTTTCGTTTTTCATAATTCAAATATATTATAAAGGGTTTACATTTGCAAACTTTTTATATCTTCTCCTGATACATTGTCCGTGATCCTGTGAATATCGCTGGTATTATGTGGCATTCACCGTGTCTATTTTTGGCGATTATTACCTCCGCTTCTTCTTGTTCAATCTTTTCTCCTGTGTAGTAAGCCGGTCTAAATGGGAACATCACAACATCTGCATCTTGCTCAATGCTTCCACTCTCCCTGATGTCGCTCAACATCGGTCTCTTGTCTGCTCTCTCCTCGCATTTGCGTGATAACTGTGCAAGAACAATGACGGTGATTTGCAACTCCTTTGCCAATAGTTTAAGGTTACGGCTAATCTCAGCAATCTCTTGCTCTCGGTTTTGCTTTGTTCCTTTTATCAACTGGATGTAATCTATCACAAGAAGGTCAAGTCCGTGCTTTGCTTTGTGAATCTTCGCCTTTGATTTGATTTGCTGAATCGTACAATTTGGATCGTCATCAACGAAGAACTCAACGGTTGAATTGTTCACTCTATCGCATAGCAATGTGACCTCATTCTCTTTGAGCGTGGCGTTGCGAATCTTCCAATTTGGGATGTCAACTATCAGGGACAAATATCTCTTGGCTAATTGCTCGGATGACATCTCCAGCGATACAAATAAACCCTTTCCGTCAATCTTTGCAAACTCATACATCAATGACAAAGCAAGAGCGGTTTTACCTTGACCGGGACGTGCAGCCATCACAATCAAATCACCATTATTCCAACCTCCCAAAATTCGGTCAATGGATGTCCATCCTGATTGCTTACCCGTTAACTTATCTCCTCTGCTTATGCTCTCGGTTATTTGGTCAACGGCTTTTGCAACTACCTTGTGAATGCTCAATGGATCGTTGACGGTTGTAAACCTTGTATTGTCAATGATAGTTTGCGTTAATGTCAGCAACTCTTTCAAATCCTTTGTGACATCAATAGAAGCGATTTGCTGAACGAAATTCTTGTGGAGGTACTTTGCCTCCAATTTAGGAATATAACTGCTTACGTTGGCTACATTTGATACATTCTGCCCAATGAATACTACTTGCTTCTTGTCGGAGTTTGACATCCCTTTGGTTAAGGACATATAATCAATCGGTTCATTCAGGTAGTAAGCATCAATCATCCTCTTAATAACCTCACGATTCAACCGCTTTTCAAACCATTTGTGGTTTATTCTTGGTAGTAATGCTCTTGTCTGCGGATAAAACAAAAGTTGTCCGAGGATGTAATCTTCAATCTCATTCATAATCAGACAAATTAAATACTTTTTTGTTGGGAATTTGTTGATTGCTCAAATTTTCTTTTGGTTTTTTTGGTGAATACGGCAATTCATCATTCCAGCGTTTTTGATTAATGTACGTTGAAAGATGTGGTATAAACTCCATCTTGTCTGCTAACTCGTGACATTCAATGTACTTTGGAATATGATTTTTGATTAAATCAATCTCTTCCTGTCTTAACTTATCAAAAGCCTTCTTGGCAGTTTGTTTGACTCCCTTTTTTTTGTATAAGTTCCAAATGGTTTCAAACATAGATATATCTTTATCTTTTATATCTTTAGTATTATCTATATATATATTGCAGTTTTGATATGAGGGTGGTATCAAATTTGATATGACCCCTCCTTGCAGATTTGATATGACCTCCCCATTCAAATTGATATGAGGGTAAATCCTTCGCATTACAACTTCCAGCTTGTCATTTCTCATAAGTTCTCGTGTTATCAACCCTTTTTGTTCAAGTATTGACAACTCCCTTTGAACTGTGATTGTAGTCATATTAAGGATAGTCCCAATGGAGCGGTTAGATGGATAAGCATATCCACTCTTCTTTGCCATTCCGATAATCATTCCCATTATGACTGCCTGTCTTGGGCTTAATGTTTCAAGTAATTTTGTTGGGAAGAATACAAACATTCCCAAGTCTTCGGTTTCTTTCATTGCATAAAAAAAGCCCAACTGAATTAGTTGTGGTCGCATCACAAACTAACCCAATCGGGCAAAGGTGGTTAACTATCGGAATATGCGACATTCCAGTTA